ATTCCGTTAATTAAATCTATTGTCTTGTTTTTATTATTTACTGTCATAGTCATCTTGGCGGGAGCTATTGGCATTAGTTCTCCATCAAGATAAAAATCGTATGCCATTAACACCCCTCCTAAATATATAATCCTTCTGCCTCAACGGCTACTTTTTCTTGTATTGCAGTATTTAAGTGATCCACTACGCCATCTAAGTCTAAATCATTATTGATTGTATTATGGTTAGTAATATCCACTTTTACTTCTATAGTGCTATTATTTATTGTATTTTGTTCTACAATATCTCTAAGATACTTCAAGTCCTCTTGTGTAGCATCCAATGTTTTTGCCATCTTTGCAGTATTAGCAGCTGTTTCTTTGTCCGCTTTGTTCCCACCTGTTAACGGATTACCAGCTCCGCCAAGACCATTATTTAGATTATTAAGACCGTATTTATCGTCGAGTAGATCGTCTAGTTCCAGTTTTTTTCTTGCATCTTCTCCCCATTTATTTATGTCAAACATATCTTTTGCTTTATTTTCTAAACCTTGGCCTATCTTATTCCCAGCATTAAATGCCTTGCCATATTCAAAGCGAGGAATCTGATGTTTAGATGCATCAAACCTTTCTATCTTAAAAGATTGTTTGCCCAATTTGTCATCTGCAAATTTCTGTAATGTATTTTGGAATTTACTTATTCCGCCAGCTAGATTAGTTCCTACTAAAGTATCCATTGCGTTAGCTATTGATTTTATAATATCTAATACAACGTTACCCATATTCATAAATAATCTTATTATAGAACCAACAGGATCATTGAATACATTTCCGAAAAACTCCGCAACTGATGCCATTGCATTCCATATAGCTCCAACAACACC